GTTTTTTTTAGCTCCGTCTTGACCACCTTTTTCAAGATGGGACAGACGATCTTCTAATGCAGACAATTTTGGTTTTAATTGATTGCGATACTGAACCATATCGTTAATTTTTGAAGCATGTTCATTGATTTTAGAAGCAACGTCTGTAAAGCTTCTATCCATACTTTGATAGACAGCAGAAAATCCTAATGAAACATCGTCTTTAAGACGGTTGATTACTGTCGAAACTTCAGCATCATTTAAAGCAACAGGACTTGCTATTCTCTTAGCAACAGTATCAATCTGATTATCAGCTTCTAATTTGAAATCTTCTCGAACAGTTCCAGTCAGTCTGTCTCCACTTTGAGTTAAACCGTTTCTGTCATTTGTCGGAGTTTTCGATAAAGCATAATGAGAACCCATAGCTCCAATATTGGCATTAATACCCAAGCCATGTAGAAAACCTTCTAGACTTTTAGTAAGAATAGATGAAGAATGTCCAACATGTTCATCCACAGATTCATTATTAACAGGTTGAATCTGTTCTGCCGGTGTAGATTGAATTGGTGTATCTTCAGCCATGAACTAGTTTCTTTTCTTCTTGTTCTCTGTTATATGCCTTCAGCAAGTTAGTATATATATCGCGTTCAAATGGAATCAAATTTTCCAAAGATTCAATGTCCCATTTATGATGCTGCGCCAAAGTGAAATTCACTCGATAATAATTTTCGAGTGAATTATAATTTAGCGTAGCGTAAAAAAATCATTTAACGACGATAGCGTAATATTTCGCTGATTCCCCTTATCATTTGTATAAGTTATGGTATAATTCAACTTCGGAGTATTGTCGAAGAATGCCTTAATCTTAGTATAGGCAGCAACGGGCAATTCATCCAACCATCCTCTCAATTCTTTTTGAGACTGTAGCTTAGGATCAAGAGTTGTTGCTCCGTCATTAATTTCATGAATAGAACGAGCCAAAAGTTCTTCAACAATCTTTTCGCCAGTCAACTTCAAGAAGCTTGCATCCGAATATAGATTTTCTGACGGATACTTCAACTTCAATGAAACAGTATCGGAAATTGGAATAACACTTTCATCCTTTTCCGGAAACTTGACTTCAACCTTATCAAGGTCAACATCAAACTGTCTAACCTTATCATCTTCATTATCACGATAAGACAATTTCACAATGTTATTAACTGATCGAGCCTGAATCTTGATAAACAAGTATTGCAAATCAAACACGGTCAACGGCGGATCAACGATGCTTTTATCAGCAACAATACAATTATGGACAACTTGTTTAACTGCCCCAAGAATTTCGTTATCATCTTGACCTTCCTTAGCCATCAAAAGAATTTTTTCTTCTCTGGCCAACATTGGTCGAATCTTAACTGTCTTCGATGTTGAAGGTACGTTGACTTCAAAAATAGGAAAAGTAAGTTTAGGTAATGTCATTGTTTATTCACTCCTTTGTTATTATGAATCGGAAATTCCAAGATTCTGTTGCATATTTAAATTGACTGTATACCAATCAACATAATCAAATGCTACGGAAAATTTAGCGAGTGTACCATTATCACCCCAATCCATGTGTGTGTCTCCAACAAGAATAGGGTAAGCTGAACGCATTACGACACGTAGAATTTCTTCCCCCGTATCAACGAAAGCCGAAACGACGATATCAACTGTATAATCATCCGGATAAGAACCTTCGTATGTTGATTGTACCCCACCCCCAATTTTTGTTTCTACTCCACCCACACCTTTTGACATATCAAATGATTGAGCAAGATTAATCCATTGTTTAAAGAAAGTCCATGTAGCTCCAAGTCCATCCGAATTAAAAGTAATCTGAATAGGAGAGAATGCTGAAGACCATGGTTTTTTGGCTGATGGACCATGACCGTAACGACGCACTTCATGAGTGATCATTTCAATACCGGGAATGGTTGCCGTTGAAGCCCAAAATTGTAAGTTACGAGCAGCATTGGTTACGAATTGATTGTTTTGTCCACCAACCAAACCTAGGGGAGGCGTACAAGAAAATAGAAACTTGGTTGGTTTAAGAACACCAGCTTCGCCCACAATGGATCGAAAGTTGTCAATGTTAAAACCAAATATGGTTTTTGGATCAGAATGAAAATCAGCCATCTTTAAATCTTTTTAACCCCCCGAATTTTTGCCAAAGAATCGTCCCATACTTTCAACTGATCAGCCTTAACAAACTTAGCCAAAGGCAAGAATAGTACAGCTTCCCAATCTTTCGGTTCTACTGTTAATCTGGAAGACCTAATATGGTCATACAAGTAACGTTTAATACAAGGTCGAAATTCCCGAAACTTCTTAGAACCCTTTAGAATCTCATAGTTTACCATCAAACGAGTATCTTCATTTAATAACGTATTATTTAGAGTCGAATATAAGGCGTCCATCAGAATAGCTCTTGAAGTCGGGGGTAAGTAGTGCATATTCAAACTAAGAAAGCCGGAAGCTTCAACACTAATTGGAAAGACAAGAGGGAATATATCATAATAGGGTAGCTTATCTTTCGTCTTCG